CAATTGAGTTTCCATTTACATCAAGGTTGCCTCCAAGTTGAGGAGTCGAATCTGCGGCTACACTTGCAATACCAGTTGCAGAAACAACAAGGTCTATTGTTCCATCACTATCTTGATATGTTGCAGTGATGTTTGTTTCTGTATTACTACTAAACATTGCACCGACTGTATCTTGAATCACTTCAGATAAGTCAATATCAGCAGAACCGTTAAATGAAACACCATGAATATTTCTTGCAGTTTCTAGTGCAGTAGCGGTAGCTGCATTTCCAGAAGTATCTTGGTTACCAGATGCATTAACCCCAGGCAGATTTATATTTGCAGTACCATCAAATGATACTCCACCAATAGTTCTTGCGTTTGCAAGTGCAGTTGCTGTATCTGCAACAACACCACTTAGGTTGTTTATAAATGTGTTTGTAACTCTACTATCAATCGCAGAATTTACTCTTGCAGTTGTATGATAAAGATTACTAGAACCTTCTGATAAATCATCAGTATCAAAACCAGTTAGATTTCTTGTACTGGTTGTTAATGCCCAACCCATGTTTCCATGTGAAGAACATTGATAATGTAAAACTGAAGGAGTAGAATCAGAAATAACAATTTGAGTATATGCACCAGCACTACCTGGCCCACTTGAACCATTTACTACAGTAACACCAGTAGAATAACCAGCAGCTTTAGCTGCATCATAATAGAAAAGAAGTGGATGACCAGAGTTACTTGAATCACTTTGGTCAAACCGATATGTAATTCTTGGAATGAGTTTTAGATAAGGAGAAAATACACCGTTAATTTTATACTTGTTACTAGAACCAGTACCATGATATGCGTGTGCAGAAGTTGATGATGCAACCGTTACTTTAAAGGTTACAACATTAACATCAAAGTCTGTTGCATAATGGTTTGCAAGTGTAACAACTTGACTTGAACCATCACGAACATAAAACTTTTTATCAACCGTATTAAGCGCAACTTCTCCAGCAACCAAGTCCGAAGTATCTGGGATTATTGATTGTGTGAAACTACGTTTAAGTTTTATCGGTGTTGTAGCCATTAGGCAATCTCCTTACAGACTACTAACTGAATGTTCCACCGTCCACCGCTGTTGCAAACGCAAGAGTATCAGAACTTGCAGTGTATGTCAAGATACCATCATTTGAACCACCTCCGTCTAACGCACTAAGTGTGTTAGCAGAGTTTGCGACTAGAACCGAACCTTTTGCAATTGAAGATAAACCAGTACCACCATTTGCTACTGGTAAAGAACCAGTAACTTTTGCAGTTAGGTCGATAGAACCAGCTAACATTGCATTTGTGATACCAGATGCTTTTACTCTTAATGCATCTGAACTAACTTCTATAGAAGAGTCATCAACTGCAACATTCAATGTATTACCAGATTTTGTAAGTGCAGAACCAGCAGTAACTTGTCCAGCACCAGAGAATTGTGTAAACACTAATGCAGTAGAACCGACTGTTACAGTTCCATCATTTGTCATAACAAAACCGTTGTCTGCGTTGACTGTACCTTCTTCAACAAAGAAGAATGTTCCACCAGTTACTTCTGAGTCTGCATCAAAGTCAGTTGCACGAGTCGGAGCACCACTTGAGTTTACTGTGTAGATACCGTTTTGTGAACCAGTACTTTGGTCTTTCAAAAGAATTCTGTCACCAGTTGCAAGAGTAATTCCATCAACAGTAGAGTTATTTGCAAATGCAGATGAGAGAGTTCCGTTTGCAGTTGTAGCAACTCTTACAGAGTTCTTAACATCAAGTCCTTGTAACTGTGCATCAACATATGCTTTTGTAGCTGCATCAGTTGTTTGTGTTGGAGTTGCAAGACTTGTAATTCTTGCAGAAGAAACATCAATTGTTCCAGTTCCATTTGGGTCTAATACTAAGTTACCGTTTGTATTTGTTGTTGCAATAGTATTACCATTTACATTTAAATTGTCAACTGTTAATTCTGTCACACCAGCGATTGCAGTTGCACTTGCACCCAATGATATGGAAGTTGAACCAACTGTTACTGCACTGTTTGTAAGTTTTGCGTTTGCGATTGACCCTGCTAACATTGAGTTTTCTACAGAACCACTTGCAATAGTTAATGCACCACTATCAGATGCAGTTGCATCTCCAGACAATGCAGAGTAAACATATTTCTTTATTCTTGTGAGAGTAGTTTTTCTATTTGTACCATCAGCACCATTATCTACAATCATTAAGTCTGCATCTACAAGGTCTTCACCAACGTCTGTTCCACCATCAATATCAAGAGCAGTAATTGCAGTACCACCAGCACTGTTAACATATGTTTTAATTCTTGAAGCTGCAAGTTTTCTATTTGTTCCACCAGCACCATCATCAACAATGAATAAATCAGCATCAGCAAGGTTTGCACCAATATCAGTTCCACCGTCTATCTCTAGAGAACTTAATGCAACCTTTCCAGCAGTTGTAATTTGATTTAATTTAGAATCTGCAATTGAACCAGCGAGTTGTGCATTTGTAATTGTACCAGATAATTCTGAAGTTGCAACTGCACCAAAAGATAAAGTTCCAGAACCATTTGTTCTTAAAACATTTGTACTTGAACCGTCTGCACTTGGTAATGTCAATGCAAGATTAGCACCCAATGCATTTGGTGCTTTTAATTGTACATGATGAGTACCATTATTAGTACCCTCTTTTAATTGTAGAGAACCACCAGTGGTTGCATTATTACCGATATTTAAATCACTTAATGCACTATTATTATCTACAGTCAAAGCACTTGAAGCAGTCAGAGTACCTTGAGTATGGTCTAACATATCGGAGAAAAACTTACCACCGATTACGTCAACCGTTGAACCATCACCAATAAAAAGTCTATCACCTAAATTAGATGCAGTACCAGTACCAAAAGTTACTGCTAATTCACCAGCGGATAAAGAACCTGGCGCTGAAGTACCAGTAGACCTTTTAATTTGAATTGTTGTTGCCATTTTACCTATTCCTTAATTTAAAAGTTACCACCACTAAAGACAAGAGTACCGCTTGAAGTATCTAATGTATTTCTAGCGACAAACTTTTGGTCACTTGCACGATATTGGAGAAGAGCTCCGTCTGCAAGACCAGTTACATCAACGTCTTGTGATTGTGAAATATTATTAACAGAAGAACCAGAATTACCTTGTGGGCCTTGTGGGCCAGGCACAGTAATTCTTGTTACAACAAGTTCATTACCAGATGATATTGAACCTTTGATTTGAGATACACTTCCTACTCTTCCAGATAATGACATATTTCTACCTCGTTACACTTGGATTGACTGTGACTTGACCTTCAACAACTCTGGTCTTTGTACCACCAGATGCAGTTATGATAACGTCATAAACATAACGTCCAGCTTCTAAAGATGTTGTTTGGGAGTCAGTGAGTGATATAGTAATCTCACCACCAGATGCGTTTGATATACTTGTTGTAAAAGCAGTCGAAGTGGTTGATAAATGACTTTTTCTAATTTGTGCAGCCGCTGAATAACCAACTAAACTTACTGCATCGCCATTTGAATCTGTAACTGTTACTGTGGTAGTAAAAGTCGCACCTTGGTCTATGAATATATTTGAAATACTTGCCATTCACACAGTCTCCTTCTTTAGTATTTATAAGGAAAGTGTGTTAGAGTTATCCGATTAGATAACCACAAAAATAAGTATGTTGAAGACCAGCATCTAATCCACGAATGTTTTTTGAACTACCAGCATTATGATAGACAGTACCATCAACATAGTCTGATGAACCATTTAAGTATATCACACCATTCACTTGTCCAGTTGAATAAATACCACCTTCAGACCATGCTCTGTTGCTAAATTGGTCAGCACCATTTTTTCTTATAGTGGCAAATTGATAATCATCACTTTTAAGTAATACAGCCATAGTAAGACTATAATATCCAGCAACTTGTGGAACATATCTGAAACTTGAAGTATTAAAGTAACCACCTATATCAAATAATTCAGAATTACCAGATTTTGTATTAAACTGTATTAATGTTGATGTATTATCTGCAATCGCTTGGTCAGCAGAGCGAACAACACGAAACGCTGGTCTAGCAGGAGTTGTTACTACACCACTACTATTGATAACTAATGCGTTATTTCCATTTGCGTGGTCTTGAATTGTTCCGACTTTTAATGTACTCATATCTTTATCCTAATAAGTGTCCGTGAAAACTACTCCAAAATGTTGAAGTATCTCCATACGCAGTTCCACCAGTAACAAAAACACTAACAAAATCAGAGGCAGATAAATTAAATATACCAGAACCAGATGTGTGGTGATGTTCACTAGAATCACCGTCAGTTCTCATCCAGATGGCCAAACTTCCATTATTTATTGCCATTTTAGCTGTCATTTGAGCACCACCACCATTTTGCAAAGAATTGAAGGCAAAGAAGTATCTTCCAGCAACTGGAGCAGTAAATCTACCAGTAGTGTGCGAAAAATGACCACCAATGTTATGTTGTACGTTTCCAGAACTATATGTTATTTCGTTAGTAGCAGCTATTTGACTACTAATACCGACAAAAAATGATGGTTGATTTGGTAATAATACACGACCAGCAGAGTCAATTGTCATTGCAGTTGTATTACCAGTAGAGTCTTTAATAATACCAGTATTTACATTTGTAATATTACCGTTAGTTGCAATTAAAGTACTCATCCTGCTATCTCCATTAAAACAATTCTTGCTGGAGCATTACCATTAAAAACAGCTCTGTTACCACCATTACTTCCTTGACAACCTTGAGTCTTGTATACACAAGCACTTGTTGTGCCTGGAGTGTCTATCATTGTATATGAAACTGGAGTATAACAGTTAATACCAGAAGTACCATAATCATAGTAAAAAATGTTTCCGTTTGCTGCACTTGTGTCTTGATAAATTGCTGTAAATGCACCACCACCAACATTTCTCATAATTCTCCAACGAGCAGTTGCATATGCACCAGTGTTCCATGCTTGTACTTGTTGAGTACAAGTAACAAGAATTTTACTAGTTGCAAATTTAGGTGTAATTGATAATGTCAAGCCTGTATCTGCAAAGGTTGTATTTTGTACGGTAGTTTCAGTATTATTACTAGTATCTACTACTTGAATTACAACACCAGCAGGAAACTGAACATTTGCGGCTGTAGTTTGTCCTTGAATTGTATCTACTGATAAAGTACTCATATGATTGCTAACCTTCCAGTTGATGTAATAGTAAGTGTTGTTCCGTTTGCAATCGTCAATGGGCCTGTAGTAGACGCATTGTTATTAGCTGCAATTGTTACGTTACCAGTTGTTGCATTTAGATTTACACGAAATAGATTATCTCTACCAGATGCGTTTCCATTTACAGTACCATCTTTACCAATATAATATCCAGAACCTAATGCAACACTATCTGCAATCTTATCTGCTGTAATAGCGTCATTTTGAATTTGTGCAGTCGTAATAGCGTTATCTGCAACATCATCTGCAACAATTACATCAGCACCAATCTTTGCAGTCGTGATAGCATTAGCTGCAATATCAGCAGTTGCAATCGTTCCGTCTAGGATACCTTTTGTTGTAATCTTTGAAAGTGCCATTTATATTTTCTCCGAAACTATTTAGTCTATACCTCATCCCACTTTTTGGATGATTCATTCCATTCATATTGTTTACTATCAGTTGGGTATGTTACTGGAGCTTCATATGTATTTGTTTTTTCATCAAAAACCCAAGATGGATATGGTTTTGGAGGAAAGAATGCTTTTTTACTTGCATCATAAGTATAACCTTTAGATGCTCGAGAACCTACAACAGTTTCACTATCAAAAGTTTCTATATAACTACTATCAAGAGTTTTAATAAATTCTTCATCTTCTGCTTGAATTACGTTAATTACTTTATTGTCTTTATCTACCTCTGCAAAATATCTCATATTACCACTCCACTACACAATATCCTGGCCCGCCACCTTGACCATTGTGACCAGATTGACCACCAGCACCACCAGTACCAAAACCCTCAGCTGCACCTTGGTTATTACCTCTTGAATTTCCAGCACCAAAGACACTTGCACCACCGCCATGTTGAGTTGGATTTCCACCACCAGATACTTCAACTGGTTCAGATGCATAATAGTAACCACCTTTTTGTGTGGCACTTCCTTTTCCACCATCACATTCTATGTACCAACCTTCACCAGATGTACCAAACTTAGAATCATTACCATCAGAACCATGAGCACCACCACTAAAACTACCAGAGGTTGCAGCTCCAATTGTTACAGCGATTGATGCACCAGAAGTTACTGTTCTTTTTAACCACAAAACACCAGCACCTCCACCACCAGATTGGTTAGAACCTTGGTTTTGTCCAGAACCACCACCAGCACATATTGAAACATAAATTGTTGTTATACCAGTAGGTACTGTGAAAGTTCCAGAAGATGTAAAAACTTGTCTTCTAGATGCAACTTTATTTGCAGTTGCAGCTCCGTCTGTTATCCCATTTGTTTTTACTCTAATTAAACTCATTATGGTTTCTCCGGCCACTTAACATCATCAAGTGACTTATAATCTTTTGTAATATCACGAAGTGCTTGTCTATAAGTTTTCCACTTTGCATCATCTGAAAGAGTTACATCTCTACTCTGTGTCCAATCTGTAGATGAAAGCATTTCATTACGAACTGACCTAAGAATATTCATAGGTTCTGCCTCTTCTATTTCTTTCATCTTTGCTTTAATTTCTGATTCAGTTGGTTCTGTTTGTTCTTTATCTAACCAAGTAACATCATCATTAACCATCTGAAATTTTGCATTTGGACGTAATTCAATTATTGTTCTCATTTTATCAATCATGCTTTAATCTCCGAAACTGTTAGGAACATTGACCCACCATTAGAAGCACCTTGTCTTGGTCTATTAATATAATAATCCTCTTGTGAATGAGAATAGACGGCATATTTAATTGCAGTTCCAGCAGCAACTGAAGCGTCAGTTTTAATTTTGCTTGTGCCGTGTTCCATAACATCATATGCCCCACTGTGAGAATCAGTACGATTTGGGTTGAAAGGAACATCTGTCTGATAAAAAGCACCACCAGCACCAATTGCAGTACCAGTAAAATTTTGTCTATTATAGTTACTATTCCCACCTACATCAACATATGCAGAGTCAGCTGCACTTGCAAGTTTATATCCAATTGCAAGTGAAATATCATGACCGTCATTGTTTGCCTCTGTACTAAGTGAACCAACTGGAATATTAGTTGATATTAGGAAATGACTATTTGCAGCTTTTGTTGTTAAACTAACTTCTAATACCTTTACAACTGAACCAGTAGTACCACCAAAACTTGTTGATGGTGAACTATGAACAGTTTGAAGAGTAGTTCCAGCAGGAACTTGTGCCGCTGGTAATGTTCCAGTTGTAAGTTTAGTTGCAGAAACACCAGAGGCAATCTTTGCATCCGTTACTGCACTTGAAGCAATCTTTGCAGTAGAAACAGCATTTGTTGCAAGTTTATTTGCATCTACTGTACCATCACTTGGTGTTCCAACTAAAAGTGGTTCACCCATTGCAAGAATAAAATCAATACTATCTGAAGAAGCTAATGTACTTGAAAAAGTAAGAGTACTACCAGAAACAGTAAATGAAGAACCAGGCTTCTGAATGACACCATTCAATGACACCAAAAGTTGATTTGCAGAACTAGGTACAAAGTTTGCACTGTTTAATTGTAGTGTATAACTTGCAGTCGCAGATGCTGTCAGAGCATCTAGAACTGAATATCCACCTACTTCTGGTTGTGTTCCTATGAATGGCATTATCTAATTTCCTTTATCATATTTATTATGCATCTTTAATAGTCAAAGTGCCTTCTTTAACTTGTTTTAATATTTCAACATACTGGCTATTTTTTTCATCTAATGGAATACACCACTCTTGACCATCAATAACTGCAAGAATGGATGTATTTTCTCCACCTTTTGCTTGATACTGTGCGCTTGTAATATTCATATTTTTATAACTCCGCTGATAAATCTATATAATGATTTGCATCATCACCATAAGCATAGTATGCGTTATTATCTGTTAAACCAGAGAAACCACCAATCCACCAGTTAAGATGATTTTCACTACCCTTTTGTCCAGAAACAGCTGTTGATGTAGAAGTGTAAGCGTTTCCACCATCTTCCACTTTCATACCAGCACCCTCAAGTGTTATACTTGGGGTTGAAAACATAGGATTTTGAAGATGTAACGTACCTTGTACAGCTGAAGTACTATATGCAATCATACATGGACTATATGCACCTTGTCTCAATCCACTGATTCTTTGAAAGTATCTTTTACAATCTTCAAGTTCATCTTTTCCAAGTTGTCTCTCGTAATCTGTAGCCGCTTCTGCAATTTCAAGTTGAACACCAGTAACCAAAAATAAAGTTGTACCAGAACCATTATGTTTAATAGTAACTTGTAATCCGTTTGTAGCAGCAGCAGTTAAATCAGCACCACTCATTTCATGAGTGTATCTTGCCCAACTGGTGGTTGTGTTATGATTTTGTGTACTTCTGTTTGTAGTTGCACCACTAGTATCGGCAACATTCATAGTTCCAACTACAGATGTAATTTTAGCAGTACCAGAGTTAGTAGTATGTTTTAAATAAAACGATAGAATAACTTTAGTAGAACCACTAGTTGGAACATGAACACAATTACCAGATTCAATAAACTGAGTGATACCAGTTGCATCACCACTACCCCCACAAGAATTAGAGTATTTAAAATTATTTGGTGAGTCTGGTGTATCTGTAGAACGAGTATTTGCATGACTGCCTGGAGCATAAAATTTCCATCTATCACAACCATACACATTAGTAGAGAATGATGTGCCTCTTTGCCAGTTAGTCATACTTCCATTGATGACAAGGTTTCTACGACCTAGATTTGGAATAACTTGATTTCCTATAGTTTGTATTTTACTTAATGGCATCTATTTACTCCGTTGGTGCAGTTGGCCAAGTTATTTTACTTTCGTCAACAAACCCTTTATCATTTAAAGGAACAGTAAAACCTTTTGTCATATCTCTTAAAGATTGTCTATATTTTTTCCAATCTGCAAAGTTTGAAACCGAACCACCCTCTTCTCTTTCTTTGATTACAACCCAATCTGACTCAGTAAGTTTTGCATCTCTCAACATACGAAAATGTTCAAGTCCATATTCTTGTGTACCTTGTTTATAATTGTTCATATTAATTCCATCCGTATACTTCTACATCATAATCAAATGCTACACCAGACCCAGCAAGTTCATCAGAGTTCACATGAAATGTTGTAAAACTGGTTAGACCTTCAAGGTGAGAATAATGCATAGCCTCAACTGGGCCAGTACCTTCTCTAGTATGAACATTGTGTCCATGAAGATAAGCTTTATAAGTGCCGGCTGCATGACTTTGTGTTACAAGCATTTCACCGCTCATGTCTAGTCCAGTAGCGGCAACTCTTCTACCAATTTGTGCGTATCCACCATTGTGTCCAATATTGTTGGCAAAAGTACCACTTAGACCAAATTCAGTATAACCACCACGAAGTGTCACACCACTTCCCCAATAATGATATACAACAAGAGCATTAGGGGAAGTTCCACCTTGTGTAAATCTTAGTCTGTAAAATATTTTGTGTTTTTTATAAGAAGTTGATAATGTTCCAAGTAAAACATTAGTAGAACTCGTAGAAGAACCAGTTTGTGTGTCAACAAGTTTCCATGCAGAGGGTGAATCAAAAGTACCACTAACAGTTAAGTTTCCAGCAATTGTAGGGTTGTTTTCAATTTTTGCACCAGTAATAGCATCATCAGCAACCTTTGCAGTTGTTACTGTATCAGCAGCAAGACTTGCAGTAACCACAGACCCATCAATTGGGCGTGATGTAACTTGTGCTTGACTTTTGTTTATGACGTAAAAGTTTAGACCAGATGCAGGCGCTTCAGACATAGTAAGAGTTGTACCAGCGGCAGTATAAGCTGCAGTTGGTTCTTGTCTTACGTTTCCTACGAAAACTTCAAGGTCATTTGCATTTGCAACTGGATTCGTTAAAGTGAAAACAGTTGTAGACCCATTCGCAGTAAAAGACTGCTTTGGGTTTGCACCCACGAAACCTTGAGTTGGTGTAGTTCCTAAAAACGGCATACCCTACTCCTATGTTATCTGCATCAAACCAAGAACTGCATCCAGTGATGTAGCGGCACTTGCTTGAACTTTTAATAAATCTCCTGCTTCTAGTACATATTTCTGACCAGCGAAAACTTCAAGAGTTGTATTTGCTGGAATAGTTACCTCGTTTAATAGTAGAGGTGTTGTACTTGCAGAAGTATCTGTCATTTGTACCGTTGCATTTACTGAATTGTCTGTCTTGTTAGTTAATGCAAGACCAAGAATAATTCCAGTTGTAGATGCTGGACAAGTGTATAAAGTTGCAAGAGCAGCGTGGTTAACTGAAACTAATGATGCGTTTTTAAATGTGTTTGCCATATTCCTTTTATCCTAAAGCGATTGCTAATGCAGTAGCGTCATCAGC